GTCCTAGCTGTATCAGGTGTAGAATCAATAAGGTTACCAAAACCTTCTGGATCTTTAGAATCGTTTCCAGTACCATCAGCGAACAGGAAGGTTTCAAACTTATCAACCATTGAACGTTGTAAGTTATCTATCTTCGAGTTGGCTAGGCTAAGGATAGCCTGTTTCGATTTGTTTCTTGCATCGTCTGTGTAATATCTGACAATGCTTCCTGCTACGAACTTCCATGTAAACTGTGCTACTGTCAAGAATTTCGTGTCAGATATAGAAATGGTATCCCCTTTATCCAAAGAAGTTACTGTTTCATTCTTTGCATATGAGAGAGGTACTTCTAGATATCTTCCACCCGTACCATCTAACTGGATTGCACCTGATTTCTTCATAAGAAGATAAGTCGGTGTAGCCAGGAAGATGTTATCTGTTACTTCTGTTCGACGATTGTTAAAAGTACTCGTGTATAAATCGTCGAGTTGTTCTGTCCTCGTTGGATTTGCCATTGTAAGTTACTCCTATCTATAGTGAGTCCTTACCCTTACCTACAACTGTATCCCAGGCATCGTCGCTAGCTTCCTTCTTATCCTTAAAGACTTTAGGCTCTTCCTCTTCACGAGGGCCACCACCACCTGGCTTCTCAGCACCAGCGTTGATGTCATCCTCTTTCTCCTTATCAGTCTTCGAGTCTTTACGGTTCTGCTTGGCAATCTTATATGCCTGTTCAATAGTCAAAGGTGTGGTAGAAGTTTCAAGAACTTTAGTGGTGTCGTCTCTATAAGTTTGGAAGTCTTTGTACTTACCTTCCACTTCCTTGAGTTCCATAACTGCTAGGACCTGTTCCATGGTAATACTGACTTTATTGAGTTGTGCTTTCATACTATTTAGTTCAGCAACACTTACATCGCCACTGGCTAACTTCTTGGAAGCATCTGCAATAATCGCAGCACTACCTTTCTTGGTCTCTAAGAATGCTATGTACTCAGGATCTAGTAGAGACAACTTCGCATTATCCAGCTCGTCCTGAAGTTTGGTAACTTCAGAGTTTTTCGCCTTGAGCTGTTCTTGGACTTCTTTGGACGCTGATTCTTTCTCTTTCGCTTCTTTCAACCCCTCGTCGGTCTTCTTGCTTTCGTCGCTCATTTCACCCCTCCTTTTTCGTGAGCCAGGTTATATCGCCAATTACGATATCCTCGCTGTACGAGCATTAAAGCCAGGTGTACATCTTTGCCTGACCATTCCTGTCCCTTGTAAGTGACAGTTGGTGCTCCAGCTTCGCTAAAGTCCAATGTTATCGTCTTACTAGGTGACTCGCTTCTTACCTTTTCCACAGTCTTCTTAACCATGGCACCTCCTCATCGCTTGGAATGTTCAAATCCCTTACTAGCGGATTTGGGTTTCATTAAACATTTTACTAACAAACCTCTCTTCTCACATGCTTCTTTCAACTCACTCTTACTGTTAAATCTCATATGTGGGTTCATAGGGTCAATGTGTTCATACTCTCCTTGGCTTACCCACTTGTCTGTGTTTACATTCACCGATGCTAACTTCCCCCTGCCCCTTGAGGCTTTCATGTAATCTTCTTCACACTGTTTACATATACCTTTATAGAAACCATGGACTCGACAAATTGAACCTACTCTCATATTACCTCGCTTGTTTGTTCTGTTGCATCATTTGGGCAGCTGCACCAGGAGCAACAGGTTGTCCTGGGTTCATGCCAGGTTGAGGTTGTGGTGCCTGTTGCTGTCCTAGTTGAGCTAGTAACTTATCTATATTGATACCATCGAACTGAGAGAAGAAGTATCTCTGTATCTCTGCAGGTATCGGCTGTCCCTGTGCTATTGCTCCAGCATTCATCTGGGCATAAGCACCTGCCATCTCTACTGCATCCTGCCTCTTTGTTCTCTGGTCTACTGGTACTGCATTAGATGGGTCTACCTTTATATTATATTCACTCTTTATCTCTGGTCCTGTAAATTGAAGCCACCATTTCGCACCATCGGGACCTATGACATTACGGACCATAGATGTGTTCCAGTGAGTGAATATGATCTGGTTGAACTTACGTACTACATTAGTCAGTAAGTCACTCATCATATCTCTTCTCTCGTCTATCCTTATCTGATTTGCCCAGTTGACTATATCTGTTTCTTTAGCTGAAATATGTGTCTTACCCTGATACTCTCCAGTTGAGGAACGGGAGAAGCCTACCATTTCACGGACGTCTCCACGGATAACTTCTCCCATTCTCTCTAGGTCGGCAAGGATACCAGAGGCACCTGGTGTGAGAGGCATTACCGATTCTGTCAATGCGTTATCTACTTCTACTTCTACTGCTGCTTGGACATCTTCACTAAATAGATTCTTTATCTGTTCTGGTTTGAGTGCGCCTTTCTTGATGAGCATCTTTACGATATCAATACGTCGGTGCTTCATTGCTTGTGTACGTATCTCATTAAGTTCTAATAACTGTGGTTCTATGATACGAGTATCTGGAATTCCGTAAATGAAGTCAGGGTCAGAATTAAATGCTATCGTCTCACATGGAAGTCCTTCTATCTGCATCAGGTCTTCTTCCTGACGTAAGAAGTCATCACAGTCCATAGTAAAGCATACTATCTCTTTTGTCTTAGCATCTCTAAGTTGCCACAGTTCCACCCATTCATGGTCTCCGGATATCTCTTGGTTCTCTGGATCTCTGGTGCCCCCAGCAGGACTAGTTCTGACTTTATTAAAGTTACCATGTAGCTTATCAGTATTCTTATACTTTGGGTCAGACTTGATATCCTGCAGGGGACGAAAATGTCTTGTTGCTACCCATTCTGCATTCTCCTTACTTTCTGTTCCCCATGGATAAACTGTATCTTCTGGGCGAGACCTTAGAAACCAGGGCATACCTGGATTAACGTTTGAGTTGTATTCTATCTTATAACCTTTCTTATTGAATTGTGTTAATGATGCTACATCTCCACCACCAACTGAGTTCTTTTTAGAGTATCCATACTCTGAATCATACCCTATAAATCCTGTAGCAAGACCACAGAGGAAACTATCAGGTATCATCTTCTTCATCTCATATTTAGTGGATAGTTCTCTTAGTAACCAGTTATCTATATCTTCTACTAATCTAGCATGAAGCTCGTATTCTAATCCAGGCTTGGTAGGAGAGATGGTAACTGTGGGATTACGGAAGTATATCTGCGGTACCGAGGAACGAAGGACAGAGAATACGAGGTTCACAGGAAGTATGCCATCAGGAAATTCGTGCCTGTAGTACTGTTTATAGACGGGCCACATGTTTGACCGAGCAAACTTTATCTGAAATCTTTGGCCGAGCTTGACGCTGTCACGGTACCATTGTAAAGTCCTCTCTTTACTTGCCATAATTATTTCCCCTTTTTCTTACTCTTTATCATTATTGCTATTCGAGCTTTATGCTGCTTACTTGAACAAGGCATTGTTACCTCCCTTTTAGAGCTTTGATAACTGCTTTATTATATCTCTGGTCTCCAGATGTTCCTCTCCAGTTTCTTATAGTTTTATTAGTATCATAATTAGCTAAAGCATAATCCGTCCACAGCATCTCATGAGCCAGTTTCTTATAAGCCTCCCCATACTTTGCTACATCAAAGTTACCTGTTCCACCATAGTCATAGGCTGGTGTATAACCCTTCTTACCAGGCTCTCTTCCATATGCCTTAAAGTTCTCATACATAGGTTGGAGAGTAGTCTTAAAGAACTCAGCACTTTCAGGAGATACTAAACCTCTCTTTACATAATCCTTAACTTTACTATATGTTATCTGTGTAGGGCCAAATGCTGTAGAACTGGAACCTTTGACACCTTCTGTACGCATCCATGGATTCTTATAACTTCCTGTCTCAGCACCAGCGAAAGCACTATATAATTGCTCAGATGTATAAGCGCCTTGAGGAGCATCTGGCTGTACAATATACTTATCTCGTACACCTTTGCCAGCCTCATACATCTGTTGTCTAGTTTCTGCCATGAAGCCCCCTAATAATACCAAGCTGGAAATCAAAAGGTAAGCCAACATTAGTCACACCTCTCTTTAAATCCTTCTCTATCTGCTCCATGCTAAATGGATTCACTGCAATAACACAAGGGGCAGGGGAGGCAGGTCGAGATATCTTGTATAAGTATCCCAGACAATCCAGTATATCAACTGTCTTAGCGTAAGGGTAAAACTCTAGCTCTTCCAGGAGAGACTTCATGTTTGACAGGATGTGCAGTGCACCATTAGAAACGAGGGGCTCGATAGAGCGTATCCTCAGATCTTTGGCATTAGCTTTACCGTCAAATGGTAATCTCTCCTGGGAGAACCACTCACCTGTCCTCTCCATCTCTTCCCTGGAAAAGTGGGCGAGTGCACGCTGATACTGGACTTCTTCTGTGTATATTGTAGATTTAAATTGACGTGAATGTGCTTTATACATGTGCATTACTTCTGTTGGATTATATCGACCTGCGTCGAGACGGGCTATCCAGATGTGATGCTTGGAGTCCATGCCCCCAGTTAACACGACATTCCGTGCTGTACCTTTCCCATCACCCCACCCTGCCAAATCCACGACGGTCTTCCATACCACATCACTTGGATAATCTCCAAAGGTAGCATGGATATTAACATACTCTTTCTTGAATATGATATCTTCTGTTGCACGAGGACGGTTAAGGTACTGAGTCTCATACATGCGATTCCCCTGTGCAGCCTTAATCTGGTCAAGAACTTCTCTAGGATACCTTGCTGGCCATATAGAAACTCCATTATCATCTTCTGCCCTTATCTCAAAACACGCATAATGGTTCTCAAAGTTACGTATGTAGTAGATAAGGTCTCGAGGACTCCAACGTGTACCGACATTATGAATGCACCCTGTGCCAGGATTAGCAAGAAGCGAGAAGGATAATTTGTGCCATCCAATAGCATTGTCTATATCTTCCTGCGATGGCATTAACTCCTGACCAGTGAAATCATCTTTTCGGGCGTAGATTAAATCGTCCTCGAGGATTATGTCAAAGTGTTGCGAGATTACAGAGCCCCCGACACCTACGGCAGTGTATGTGCCTTCAGTGGCATTCAATGTACGCTGAACTTGAGCGACATGATCTGACCATCTGGTTTTATTAAAATCAGGGACGAGCTCTGGGAATGCTGCTTTGAGCCTGGTATTGTTCATCCACTCCTGTTTTATCTTAAACACCATCTTAGCTGCGTTGTCTATAACGTTAGATGCTATTAAGATACGGACATCGCATCCTTTATATGGAAATATCTCGGTATAAAGTTCAGCCTCGTCGGGCAGGGACAGCCAAATAGATAATCCCACCGTCGCTATCCATGTCTTGAAGAACGAGCGTGGCAGGGTGGCTTGTTTAAATCTATTAGGTGTATTAGTCAGAAACTCACAAAAGTCCCCATGTATCTCTGGAACCATATCTGTATAACCTAGAACTTCTTTACAGAGGTAATATAGAGACCTTTGGCATAACTTTCTATCAAGAGTAGCCTGTTGCGCTAGAGGATTATTCACTAGTCTCCAGTTTATCTTTCGAGTTATCTGCCGCTTGACAAGGGGCAGGGTTGATGGTGATTTCTTCAGGGGCCTTCTTCGTAAGGACAAATGGACTTCTCTTCGTCGACAATCTATTCGTAATAGTCTCAACCTCTCTCATGA